TCAGTGTTAGATATAGCACTATAATCATTCACCATCTTCTTGTTTACAAATGGACAATCTCTGTATGAAGTCCATTCAAAATCATAGTTAGCTTGATTCTTCAATAGTTCTTCACGATGGTTGATGACTTTCTTCTGTACTTCTGCAGGTAATCTATCCATAAATGTTGCAGCACCTGATTGCTGTACAACAAATGGATGTTTATTCATCAAAGCAATTGGATCAATAACACTACCACTAGCATTAGTAAAGATAAAGTTATTAGCCCCTGGATAAACAGCAGGGACATAATACATTCTCGATAAGTCTTTAGTCTGTTCATCTCCGAGATTGTTGAACTCTCTGTTGAGCGCGAACCAAAAGTGTTTGATTGATTCTTTCCGCACAGTAGATTTAAGTGGGAATACAAGGCGGAACTTCGGATGATCGACAGTACTACTAGAGGTAGAGTAACACACGTAATAATAATTACCGTAAAGAGCATGTAGTTCATTTTGTAAATCACCTTGGAATTTATGGTCATCGATATCTAATGCTGCCCATCCTGCCCACTCGATGACGTTATCGTTGGCACGTGTCTTACCTTCTGTGAATACTGCTGGAGAAATTAGTGGAGAAGCTTTAAGACCTTTCGGCGCTTTACGTTCTCCACGTTTCAATTTATAACCAGGAGTTTCAGCCATCTTGTATAGCATGGCTTCGAAGTCTTCCCAGTTTTCATGATGTATTTGGCGATGCGTCTTATTATCAAAGATAGACGCAAACGCTGTCAAAGAATATCTCATAACATGTCGTCAGTTTCTTTTAATCTCACTCGGCGAATTTTATCCCAAACAAAACCTTCACCTGCTCTCATCTGTAACTCAACATATAGAAGTTTGTTGTTGTCATCTACATATTCAGCTACTCTAAGATTCTCTTTTAAGAACTCAAACATGTCTTCTCCATTAACTGTAGAAGGACTTCGCGTGAGGCCTAAACTAGAAATATTAGAACCTGCGCCAACATTTGCATATGTATTAGTTCCTGCACCGGTACTGATAGTTATAGATCCGCTAGGAATAGTATTACTCATAGACTTTATCTAGTAGTCCACCATTATCAGCATGAGTTGGAGCTGTCCAACCTTCTGGCTTGATAAGATCTGGTAATCCTAATGGATTTGGACGAGATTCTTTGATACCAACTTGTTTGTTCATATTTGCTGTATGAACTCGATCCCATGCTGTATAAGCGTTTACATCAAATGCATCAAGTGTACCGATTGCAACAACACATAGATCGATCAATGCATCTACTGCATCATCTGCTGTTTTAGCTGCTTTAAGTTCATTAAGTTCTTCTTGTAAGAAGTTAGTGCGAAACTCTAAGTACGTTGCAAGTTTATTTGCATCGAACTTATTAACCACTTCACGTACACCATACTTATGATGCATTTCATTGATATCTTTAACCCAATTTTGACTCATAATTTACTCCTTAATAATGTATTATTATACCACACTTTTTTACTGCTGTACATTAAAATTTTGATCAAGGTCATATTTCCCGCTCATGATCTCATCAAGACCTTGTCTGTGATTTAACGTAGAAGCTTGTTTATAATGCATGATATTTGTTTCAAAGAATAGCTTTACGCTAAGACGTGCTTCTTCTGGTTGGTTTGCATAAATCTCAGCGATACGTTCTTTATTAAACATCTTAAGTCCGTACATAACCATGAACCAATTTACATGTTTAAACATAGTATATGGCTGATTCCAGAAATGCAAGCTTGGAGTTGTATTCTTTAACATCTCTAATGTTTCTTTATTAAACTCTGTTACTTCAAATGGTTTATCTTTCCAAAAAGCAGTATCATTACGCTGTGTCATATAATGGAGTTGAATATAGTCGATGATATTTTTAAATGTTCCTGTCATCGTCCTATTGTATTGCTTCTCTGCAGCTTCATCACCTTTGTAATGATGATTAATGATTGTACTTAATGCATCAGCTTGTAGGATTGTACAACCAATGCTACTCGCTTCTAATGGTTCAACGAAGATACCAGCTAAACCCATCGCAACGCAATTCTTAATCATACAACGATCTAAATAACCAGCACCAAATTTTATATCTCTACCAATCTCAACTGATCCAAATTTCTTTTCAATCTCTGCGTATGCTTGATCTTTTGTAATATAGTCATCACAGAAAACATAGCCATTGCCAAATCTTTCTTGCGTTGGGATTCTCCACATCCAACCTGCATCCATAGCAGTAGATTCTGTATATGATGGGAAATCACCTTCGACTGCCGGAGTTGGGAATGCCAATGCATGGTTCATAGGCAAATACTTTTTACAATCTATCCACTGTGCACCCAAATGTTTCATGATGACACGATTAAATCCGCTGGCATCAATGAAGAAGTCTGCTTTATGTGCAATTCCTTTTTCATCGACTAAACTGTCAACATACCCTTGTTCATCTAGCTTCACGGTTGAAACAACAGCATCTACAAACTTGATACCGCGTTCAGAACACTTCTTGTGTAAGAACTTGTTAAGTTTAAATGTATCAAAGTGGAATTGATTCGATCCAGGTCCATCATCAGGTGTAAACATACTAGTAGGAATACGATAAGGTACTAAATCGTGAGGATGTGCATCTTCAATAACGCATTGCGTCCAATATGAAAACAATCCATTCACATACTGTGAATCTAGTGGACTAATCACTGAATGGAAGTATGAATCATCTTGGCCGCCACCATTCCAATTGGTGAATTTAATACCAGTCTTTGCTGTTGCTGCAGTCTCTTTTAATAGTTCACTTAGGTTGATCCTAACAGTATTGATAAACTGTGTCCAATGTTCTGTACTACCTTCGCCAACACCGATGATGCCAATCTCAGAAGATTCTAGTACTGTAACATCTAAGATAGGATGTCGTTGTTTCATTATTAAAGCAGCAACTAAACCAGCTGTGCCGCCACCAACAATTGTTAATGATGTTACGTTATGTTTCATGCAAAGAAATCCTCTAGTGATGCAACTGGTTCAGCTTTCCAACCGATCGCATCTAATATCAGTTTAGCTGGTTCTAAGAAAGCCTTTTCAAACTGCTTATCGTTGTCAATAAATTTATGCAGTTTAAACTCAGGCGGAAGTACGTCTACAAATCCAATTACGTCTTCTTTTAGTGGATTGTTAGGGTACAAGTAAATGTATTTGATTTTATCACCATCACGAATTGGCGTATAGGTTTTTAAACCTTGCTTATCAAGCATATAGTTATACAAGATAGCAGCACGTGAATTTATCGGCGTACCTTTTTTGTAGATCGTATCACGCGATTGGTATTCCTTAACTGATGATACTCCCCGAGGGAATGCCTTATCCTCTGGTGGTAATGCGTCGAATTTTTCTCGATAGCGTTGAATAAAATTCTGAGTTTGATCTTCCGTACCGCTGATGAGAACTTGAAACAATTCTTCAAAAGCCTCACGACACGTGCCCGGAGTAGAGGACTTGATCGCTTCAATCCCCATGATCTTGAGTTTAGGTTTCGCATAACGAACTCCTTCATTATCTAATACGTTTAAGATATAACGTTTCTTTGCCGTCCAAATTGCACGATCTGCGATAGCTTCACGTTTCATACTTAGACGTTTCTTGTAGACGTTCATCTTGTCTGCAAGTTGATCAAAGGATTTACTTAGTACAGACTCTAACGAATCTTCACATAACTTATTAAGGAAGTCTGTGATCTTTGCTTTGTCAGTTATTTTCGATGCCTTGACAACCTCACCAAGATTAACATACACAGAATCAGTATCAATAGCGATGACATAATCTTTTGCCTTTTCATTCTTAAGAGCTTTGTTCAGATATTCGTTCACAGCTTTTTCTGCCCAACGAATAATCATTTGACCAGAGAGTGTGATACCCTCTGCGATCTCCATCGTAAAGTAACGGAAATACTTGTTACCTAATGCACCATATAAGGAGTTCAAAAGGATCTTAATAGCAGTTTGTTGGTTTTCATATCGAGCGATGTCTCGTTCAATGCGGTAGATCTCTTGCTTATTAGTCTTATCAGCAGCTTCAAGTTCTTTCTTAGCTACAAGCATAAGCTTCTTGATCTTAACGCGTTCATCATACATCTCTTCGATGATCTTTGGCATGAAACCTTGTTTTTCGTTAGAGAACATCTGACCACTACCAGCGATACCATATTCTGTCTTTTCAGGTTCATAACCTTCGAGGATAGAGTCGGGTGATACACGATGATCGTGACGACCTCTTACGATTGTTTCAGGTGACATGTTCCATTGAACAATGATGTTTGGATATAGTGAGTTAACGTCGAATGATGCAACCCAATCATGCACACCACAATGAGGATCTTTAACATAACCACCATCATAAGCTTCTTTGAATGATTCTTTGTTTGGTGGTACTACAATATTCTGTGGTAACAGATAACGATAGATGAGAGTATCCCAAATACCGGTTGTACCGAATGTGTCGTTATAGTTTACACCTGCTTTGTATGCCATAGTGAAACACAACACAATCAAACCAACTTTATCTTCCATACGATCAACGAGATCTACGTCGCGAATGTTATAGTCAATAAATTTTTGGTGGTCAGTCATGTACAATGTATGTAGCGTACCATCATAATCAAGCTTGCGTTCACCGAGTACAGTATTGGCAATAGTATCTAAACGATAGTTTTCCTGTGGACCATATGAGTAACCAAACTTCTTAAAGAGATCCATCCAGTCAAGTTGTGCTACGCCGATGATGTCATACATCTGCACTTGCTTTTTCTGCATAGTGACTTGCTTCTCTTCGACTCTACCCCATGGAGATAGCTTCTTAATCGTATCTTCATGCACGATGCGAGCTGCACGATTGATGATATATGGGATATCGAAGTTGCGAATATTCCAACCAGTCACAACATCTGGCATGTGTGAAGGTGTACCCCAATGGGCAATGAACTTGATTAGTAGTTCATGCTCATCTCGACACTTCTCATACTTAACACGATTATCTTGCATGATTGACTTAGAGACATCATAGTCACCAAGACCCCACACATAGAAAGTGTTGTCGATCGTATTCTTGATCGCGATTGAGATGATTGGATATTTTGCTTCTTCAGGTTCAGGGAAACCTTCGTTAGAAGCTACCTCAATATCGATCGTGGTAATGTTGATTAGCGAAGGATCAAATTGGATTTCGCCGGGGAATTTCTCAGTTACGAACTGAGCGATATAGTTTGTGTTGCCATAGATCTCAAAGTTCGATACGTCTTTGTATCGTTCCATAAATTCTTTGGCTTCACGCATAGTCTCGTGTCTGACAGGTTCAACGAACTTGCCATCTAACGCTTTCCATGCAGTAGGTTTTTCTACTGGAACATAGAGCGTAGGAGAGAACGGGATTTTGGTTTGGATCCGTCTACCGTCTTTATAACCACGGTAGAGGAGTTGATTGCCATAACGAGAGATATTTGTATAGAATTCCATATTGCCTATTATACCACAACGAGTTAAAAAAGTACATAGCCTTGTTAACTTATTTTGGCATTACATTGGCAATCTGGATACCACTCCCAAACATCTTGTTATAATTATTCCGCATTTCGATTGTAGGATCTAGTTCAATCGCGATAGCTTCTTTTTTGACCGTAATCTTGCTGCCTTCAGCATACGGCATAAACGGAATCATTGCAATCCCGAAAGTGCTTTGTTGATTTTGATTTGGAACTAGATGTACTGCTGCTGGTTCTTTGATAATCCAAACTGGACCATCTTCTGTTGCATCACCAATAATATCGTGCCCAGTTACGAGCTGAAAACATTTAATCATAAATCACCTTTTTCAATAACATATTCAACAATTAAGTTTGCTTTGTGCACATCATCGACATGCTGCAATATAAACTTACCAGTATAAAAATTAGTCATTATCAATAACACATAGCCTTTCATCTGACTGGCTTTTATATACCAATCACCTAATCGGACAGTGTCCATCGATACTAAAACGTTTGTTTTCTCTTCCATAGTATTATCTATAAAAGAGTTGGGAGGCACTAAGCCTCCCATATTTTACGACTTTGGTTGCTGAGGAGTTTTAGGTGGAATACCGTTTACCCAATCCCAATCTTCGTCGGTCATTGGTATCCAGTTATTCATGGAATTCTCCTGCTTTTACGTTGCATCTCTTTAGCTTCATGCAACGTTGCTATAAAAGCAACTAAAAAGTCTTTACAGTTTTTCAGCAGTTTCATCATATTCATCAGCCTCTGTTAAAAACTTTTTCTTTGACTTTTTAGATGATGATGAATCTTTCACTTCGATCTTCTTAACAGTTGAAATTTCAGCCAACTTGTCAAGAGCAATCTTTAACATACCATTAACCATCTCTGCAGATTCAACTTCGATCTTGTCAGCTAGTGCAAATGTGCGTGTGAATGCACGATTTGCGATACCTTTAAATAGGTAATCTGTCTCTGCGTCATCTGTAGTCTTACCAGAAACAGTAAGCTTGTTACCATCAATAGTAACTTCTACATCAGATTGTGAGAAACCAGCAATAGCAAGTTCGATAACGTATTTGTTATCTGCTACTTTGCGAATGTTGTATGGTGGGTAGTTTGGAACGTTCTTAGCCAAGTCTTGTGACATCTTTGCAATCTTGTCGAATTGATCGTCAAAACCAACAAAGAACTTATCAAAGTCTTTTGAAGATACGTTTAGAGTTTCGAAAGGTTTTTCGAATAGTTGTTTTACTAATGCGTTCATAATAGCTCCTATTAAGCGAGTTAAGTTATAGACCTTACCCCAAATGGGCATAAGGATGGTAGTTTTTTACATGGTTACTACCACCATGTTCCCATCCCGAGGGGATCAGAATTCTTTTCTTGTGTTACCTATATTATATTTAGGACACAATTCCCATTCATCGCGCTCTTTAAACGACAATACTTTGATCTGTCTTAAAGGAGCCCGATCTTTGGACTGCTCGACGTTATTTATACTCACAAGACCCCAATCCGATAATAGCACCGCAATTGTGTTTCGTCTTTGAATATCGTTTTCTGTAATGGTTGACGGCTTGCCATCCAATACAAATAATTCTTTAAAATGAACGATGAAGTATCTACCTTGCTTGTGTAAGATATGGCAAGATTGATATAGCTTCCTATCCTTACGTGATGCTACTCCGATTCGAGTTAATGTTTCACGTACTTTTAGGAAATCGTCCGGCTCGTTCAGCGTAACTTCCAGCATAGAAGCTGGTGTCCACTCGACGCTCTTTTCGTTATTTTCCACCTTTATAAATCCTTTGTCTCAATTGTCCCATGTGATCATCGCTAAGCAGAGGCAGAACTTGACGGGCCTTCTCATTGCTATAGCCATAATACTCTTTAACCACTTCCAAATCATCAGAAGAAATAGGCTTGATCCATTTGGCAAACCGTTTTTTCTTCCTGACTGTATTTATAAGAAACTCGTTTTGAAGCTTCTTATCCAGGAAATGGCGCTGGTTCATTTCATTGGCCAGCAGGACAGTGTCATAGTGATAGGACAAAGATCTATTCACCATGAAAGGATTATATAGTTTTTCAGATGCCTCATCTACGATAAGATTTTGCTTCGTATCGCAAATGGCATTTATAAATTCAAATGGACTCATAATATCACCAGTGTCTAATCACACCTGCCACAATGAACAGGTTTGTGATAACATAACATAATAAAATAATAGTTCTAATTAATGCGATCTTATCGGATTCTCTATCGCATTGACTAGCTTTCTCACCAAGAGCTTTGGCCCACAATCGCCACATTATTCTTCTCACCTTCCACCCAAATCAGCGCAGATTGGTTAGCGTCTTCTAATTCTTTAAATATTCCAACTGTAGGCAATCGTTCATAGTTATTATCTATGAAGTCTACACACCAGAATCCTTCTTTGAAATATATATCTGCTCTCATTTGAACTCCGCGGATGCCATAACTTCAGTCATACAAGCAACTACGTTTAGTTCATGATCGGCTACGAATGCATTCTTATACTGATAATCAGCTAAGATAAGAATGACAGCAGGAATTGTTTGAGGCTGCAGGTGTTCACCTAAAGCATCATAGATCTTGCGGAAGATTGCGTGTGGTTCTGTATCAATGTTGTTGACAACCCACTCACGCATCGATTTAAAGTTCTTTGCTTTAAGAGCTTCCATCAAATCTTTAATCGATTTGTCATTGAGCGTTACAAGGATACCTGCATCGATAGTTCCACCAACAGAATAACGTTGAGCTTCATTAAGTACACGTCTCCAATCGGGAGCATGCTTCATGATTAGTTCAGCTAGTGTAGCTTCTTCGAATGTTACACCTTCTGTTGTAAGGATCTCTTTAAGTCGAGTTAAGAACTGACCACAGAGTCCAGCAAGTTGTTTCTTATCAAATCTAAAGTCAATCACACCACAACGAGAATGGAGTGGTTCAATGATACGGTTCTTAAAGTTACAAGTTAGGATGAAACGACAGTTATCAGCAAACTCTTCAATGAAACCACGAAGAGCTGGTTGAG